ATATAAAATAAGGAGGAAGAAAAAATAACCTCACCAAATTGGTGAGGTTATTTTAGCTTTCATATTCAGTTTATCTTGGAATACCGTAAACGCCCAAAGTATAGATAGCGTCAAGTGACGGATGTGTACTACTGAACGCATGGTCAATAACATTAGTACTAACCGTGATGTGCGTATCATCAACTATATCCAGTTTGACTGATATTGTGGACACAGTGTTTGTCGCCCCATCTTTTAAAACCTGTTGACAACCGACATATTTTTTCTTGTCATTTCTATAAGCAAACAAAGGGCTAACGCCTGCGTTTGTTTCGATGTATAAAAATCTGTAATTTGTCAAGCTGTCGCTAAGTGCAACACTTGAGTTTTTAACGCTACCTGTCCACAGTGCTACATCTTTATTCACGTTATCAGCTTTAGCGCTGGCATTATTAGCAGTCAAAAGTGCGCTATTCGCTGTCTGCTGGGCGTTGTCTGCTTTTCCATCTGCTGAGGTGGCTGTGTTTTGCGCTGTTTTTACACTCTCTTTCAAACCTGTAACATCTGTCTGTAACGTTGTAATAGCGGTTGTGTGTGACTTCACAGTTTTTTCAACTTCACCAACTCTAGCAATTGCGCTTCCTGCATTCTGTGAAGCGGTGGTTGCCTTATCATCTGCACTGTGAATACCTGCATCGATTTTAGACATATCAGAATTGTAATCCCCTAAATATGTCGGCTTGTCAGTACCGATATACTGACTTAAATCATAATAATTTGTTTTGTTTGTTGAACTCATAGTTTAAAAATCCTCCTTTAATTTATAATTTTAACGCTGTTTTTGCGTTACTGTCAAATGTGTAAGCGCTTAAAGCTTTAGACTGGAATGCTGTTACCGTCAATAATAAAGCGTCAAACTCACTAGCAGTAATTGGGTCGTTGAAATGCAACTCCGCAAGTTTGTAAATTACATCTTGGTAAAAAACATAGTCACCTGTAAATGGGTCATGCATATATAAGTTGCTATCTACTCTGAATCTTTTTGCGCCGTACAAGTCAAACTCTGTACAGTTAATTGATAACCCGTCAAATTCTTTACAACTTAAATTCAAGGAATCAAACTCGTTACAGGTCAAAGCATAATAACGTAGGTTATCATACATATCAGCTAATGCTTGGTTCAGACTCGTTCGATATCCTCTTACAGGGTTTAATACCTCCATGTTGTTTGGTACATAATCATTGATATAATCATAGAGTTTTTTAACTTCTGTGTCGATATGCGCTCTTGTCTCAGCGTTTAAATCATATATCAGAATGTTTAACGTACTGATTTTATCAAGTAAATTTGTCTGCACTTTATTGATTTTTTCGTCAAGCTCATTATCTCTAGTGTCCATATCATGACGGATATTTGCTTCCACTTCCGTGATATGGTTGTAGATATCACGGTTAAGTCCGTCAATATACGTTTTCAACTCTGAAACTTTTTCGTCAGTGTACTGTTTGTACGCGTCAGTAAATCCGTTGATAGCGTCTATACACTCATTGACTTTATATCCAATATAGCACAAGCATTCATAATAACTTTGCTTATTACTGTACACGCTAGGAACGTCACAGCAAAGTAAAGGAACTAAAGGCTTTAATTCATTTTCCATACATTTCACCTCCTTTTACCAAACTTTTAAGAATAAATCACGACAAGCTTCTACAAGTTCTCGATTGATATTCTGTATTTGCTCACGATATTCTTCGATTGCTTCGCTTGTTGATTTTCCTCTTAATCCTATTTCTTTTGTATCTCTGTCTCTTTTACTGTCTTTGTTGTCGTTTCCTGTATGTTTATTGTTTGCTGTTGTAGTCGTGTTATTGACAGTTTCGCCTCTACTCATAGCACTTGCGTAGTCTTGTGTAGCTACGGTGACTTGTGGATTGTCACTATCAATATTTTGGTAGTTTTGATTGTTTTTTACCTCGCTGTTTCCTGCATCTGTCGAGTTAGTTGTTGTTTTTTCGTTTCCTTTTTCTGCTTCTGTGGTTGTTATATTTACATTTGTAAAAGGGTTATCGTTTTGAATTGCATCATACAATTTTGTATAATACGGTGTCAATTCATGCATTTTTGACATAAAAGCAGTTTTCCACATTCCTAGAGTTTCAAATCCTATATAATTATTCCAATACCTAAGTAAAAAGTATGTCTTAAAGGTATATAAATCTTTTCTGTCCTCAGAATAAAACGGGAAATCAAAGTCAAAAAATTTGTCTTGTGTTTTATCTATAGTTCTCTCTACTGATAAGTCCATGCTCCATAGTTCTTGTCTAGGGATAAAACTTTCACAAATATCTTTAACCGTAGTAGTGTATTTACTCAATCTCGTCACCCTCTTTTCCTTTTTGCATATACTTGTCGGGTACATAACCATTTAGCATAGTAGGCAGTTCACTATTGAAGTCTACTGTTACATTAAGATTCCATAATTCATTGATAGCATTTGCACATCTTCTTCTTAATGTAAGACCAACATTTCGATTTGCTTCGACCTGTCCATTGTTCCCAGCTGTCTCACCAGTGACAAGGCGTTCACCTTTCTCTACAGGGTTGCTTTCATAGCCTAAAGATGTTAATACCTGTGACCATAAATCTCTCAACTCCTGTTCACATTTATCCACTATATAAGGTGCGCCCATGTTTAAAGCTTTGATGTCCTTTAAATTTAATGAATCTGAAAGTTTTATAATAGGTAAATAATTGTCGTATTCTTCGCCCACTATTTCAAAGCTTAATTTTTCGTTGTCTGAGGAAGAAAGTGCAACGGGTGTACGCTGTGCATACATATTAATACATTTTGTTTTCCAAGTGTTCGCCATAGCATCTGCATACATTAAAGCTTTATAGTAATATGGCATAGTTGAGTAGTTATTCCATAATATACAGCTGTTTTCTTTCCCATATTCTTCAATATATCCGTTTGCTGTATAAGCGATTCTATCTTGAGGAATATTATAAATATCTGGTAAACCAGATAATGAAACATTCATGAATGCATATCCTGCAATATCGTCCTTGATAAATACACCCAAACCATGCCAAAATAAGGTTTGTTCAATGTACATCGGTAAAATTTCTTTGGGTAGATTATGCCATTGATATCTGTTTACAAATATATCGAAAATATCATAAAAAAAGATAGATTTGATTGTTTCAAAATCACTGTTTTTCTTTTTATTTATATTTCGTTCAAAAATTCGTAACGGATTTTTCATATATATGCACCTCCTTTAGTTATTTAATAAACCGTAATTCCCTATATCGTCAGTATGCCACAAGGTCACGCCATTGTCAAATATATTTCTCAATTTTTTCAATTGGTCTAAATCAATATCACCAGTAAATCCGCAATGAGATGTCTTTACGTAATTCCAATAGGCTCTTGAGTGTAAATAAGGGGTAGCGATTTTATTAATTGGATACCCGAACTGTTCAAAAAAGCTGTCTGCCATTTCTGCAAATTGCCTTTTACATGACATCTCGTAGAAGTCAACGCCACACTCTTTGATGCCTGTCAACACGTTTTCCGACAAAGCTTTTCCATGTGTAACCCCAGCGTTTCTGGCTCTGTCTGTCTGATTTGCTAACATTCCAAGAGCGTCCCAAAAAGCGTTCGTTGTTTTACCTAGTCCGTTAAGCCCTCCCTGTAAACTTCCTCCTGCTAACCCTGCTATCGCTGTGCCTGTCCCTATGGTAGCATCAATGGCAGTATGGACTTGTGATAGGGCTATAGAACTTTTGTTTTGAGCTAGCCATGCGCGATATGTGTCAGAGGAGAACGAACACATTGGAAAAGAGGAGTTAATAAGCGCTTCATTCATTAGTCCATGCCCTAATTCTTCGCGCGTCTTATAGTTTTTAGGTGCTGTGAGAACTTGTGGCAATGTTGCGATTGTCCCGTAGCTGTTAAATTCGAGAGATTTATCTCGGTTGTAACTGTATTCATATCTATATATATGTGTGTTCCCTTGATTGTTGTCAGCTAGACAGAATAACCATGGGTAGGAGTATAACTTTTTATTTTTTGGTTTATAACCCTCAAAAACATTGTCAGATATCTGCATACTTGTTATTTTAGGCTTGATTTCTTTCCCTCCTAGAGCAAGTGTACATAATTTTGGAGACATGAACAATCCTACGACGGCATCTTGTGCGCCTTGATTGTTATAATCTTCTAACAGTGTGTTAATTCCTTTTAGTCCCTCATCTGTGGTTACATCATAATGCCCTATACTGCCCCAACAATAGACTCCATTTTCCACACGGCCATCAAACCAACTTTGTTCCGCTGTTCCTCGTGTTACAAAAGCGCAACACTCTGTTGGTGTCAAGTCTAATTTTTTATGTCTTGATACAATTGTTTCACCTGTTTCAAGATTTACAGGTGTTAGGTTTCCTCCTATATCGTCTTTACTTCTTGGGATGTGATGATACTCAACAAAGCATGGCTTAATATTTGCATCATAAAAATTATTCTGAAAAACATCTAAAGAAAAGTTAATTCTAGTTGTTTTTTCTGATAACCACTCAATCGAATCAATGAAACAAAATACCCATTCATTAGATATCCCACTATTCTGAAAAGCTAAATAATTGAGATTGAGTGATTTCATCTCTGTGAACGGCACACGGATATCGTAGTTTCCTATTCGAATCGGTGCAAGGTGTGACAAATCAACACCGTTGATGTGTTTACGATACAACTCTAAATGGTTCAATAAGTCTTCTTTTGAGTTGTATAATCTAACATGCTCGTATTCGTCCGACCACGGTACTCCGCTGTATAATCTTAACTTTGTTTCGGGGTTGCGTGGTGCAACCCCTCCTTGAACTGGTAAATTTATCATTCAATTATGACCTCCCTATCGTGGGTAGTTATTAATTCTTTATCATTTATTAGCTTAATGGCTACTTTAGTTTTAATAGTTTGTTTCTTATCACAAGGTTTAAATAATACAGCGTTTAAACGGTTATCTAAATAGTAATATGATGTATCTCTATCCCAATGTAAATTTGAGCCGTCGTTGTTGTATATATCAGTAAAGTACAAATCTTTAATTAAATCGTTTGGAATAAACAAATTTGTGTTATTGGCTAAACCAAGCTTATTCTTATTATATTTATTTAATTTTAGTTTAAACGATGTAACATAGTCATAATAATCTATAGATTTAATACTATTAATTACATCTGTTTCGTAAAATTTACCGTATTTGTGATAGTCTCGTCTGGTCTGTAGATTGCTTTCAACACAATCGTTCCTGTCTCGTCTGCTCCCGTATGAAGCAAATGTGTACCAGGGATGACATATGTCTTTGCAGACGTTGCTCCGCTGTCTACTTCAAGGGTAACTAAATTCTGATGATATGTGCCTTTTCCATCTGTGACTGTAACTTCAACTTCCTGTGTCTGTCCTGCTGTGTATGTTCCTGCTTTCACGGACAAGGTTGGTTTTTCAACCACTTCGTCTGTTGTAAATACGCGAATTGGGTAGAAAGGACTTGCACTGACTATTTCCACCTGTGTATAGAAGTAATTCCAAGATAAGACGTTTGCAAGTCTTTGGTCTGTCATCTCTTTGAACTGGTCGCGGACATTGAAGAATCGCACATCACAAAGAACTCCCTGTATAGCGCTATTTGCAAACTTGTCTACAATCACGGTCTGAACTGCCACGTCTGCTTTGTCCATATGGAACGCATACGCTAAAGCATCAACACTAATCTGTGCGTTTACTTCTGGTGTTGTAATCCAAATCAGATTTGACGGCATAGCGTGAGAAGTTGCACCAGCTGAATTGTTTTCAGGTAAAGGGAAGCCAAATTCTCCAACTGCTCTTTTGACCTCAATCAATAACTTTTTCGCTGATGCTTCATCCACAATCGCGTCAACGGTTACTGCTGGAAGCACCTCTTTTTCATACCCTACATTAATCAAATCACGCATAGCAAGATACTCATCCCAGTTCGCCCCTGTGATAGCACTCTCCATTTTTGCCGTAATCATATCACGGATACCATACTCACTTGTAAAAGCTTTTCTCAAGTTGTCATAAGTAACCGTAACAGGGTACTGAATTTCAAGATTGACATTATGGAATACGCTCATGATGTAAGACTGGTATTGCTGAAAAGCAAATTTAAAATCTGCCTGTGAATCATAGACACGTCCTTTACACATATTCACGTATGTTTCCTCGTGTGTTTCACCATAGCGCATCGGCTCTTTCTTGAATCGTGCTAACGGGTTTCTCCACGCGATACTGTCCACCGTCTGCATACCGATACGGTTAATGAGTGATGGCACAATCTCATTTCTTACAGGAGCGTAATTTAAAATGTTGTCATACACTGCCTGTAAATTGTCTGATACTTCTGTTGGTAAATGGTTCTGAACTTCAAAAGAAAGTTCCTGCTTAACTGCTTTTAAAATATTCGCGTTTGTTGCTTCTGCCATTATTTAGACCTCCTTACTCTGTCCTACCGTTAAAGTCTAAATCTTCAACGGTGATTTTTTCTTCTTTTTCATCTTTCTTTTCTTCGCCGTCCGCGTTAGTAGCTGATTCTTTCATGCGGTCTTTAAAGCGTTTTTTGTACTCAGTTTCGAGTTTGATATATTTATCTTTCCATTCGCTGTCGGCTTCACCGCTTCTATCTTCGGCGAATGCCTGTAGAACTTCAATCGCGTCACCGTGTTCCTCAACGTCTGCTACAGCGTCAATTAATTCGTTTAAAGCTTCATTAAAATCCATATAAATATCCTCCTTTTTACTTATTACCCTTTTACAGTTTTAATTATATCACCAAGGCAAGAAAAAGTAAAGAGGCATTTTTTTCTTTTTTCCGTGTGGGTGTACTGGATATGGCGATAATGCCTGCAAATACGCATACCATTTTAATGCATTCTTTTTTCTGTCGTCTTCTTTTTCAACCCCTGCACGTTCAAAATTTTTTAGAAATACTGACGCGAGATAATCGGGTTCTTTTGTGGACTTTCGAAACTCTTCCCATGATATCGGATATTTCGCTGTCTCAATCCACTGTCCGCTACGTACTGTTTCTTCATCAAGCCAAACACATTGGTAGTAACCGTCTGTAATATCATACCCGTTAGCGTTCGCCCAGTCTGTATATACTGTGGCTGGTGTCCACTGGACAAGACCATAACCACCATTATAATTTCCCTCTTTTAACGATTGCCATAATTCAGGGTTGATATTGGATTCTATTTCCATATTGCCTAACATACCTGCAATGGCATTTAGAGTGAAATCTTTGAAAAACATCGTGCTATAGAACACATAAGCATTGTTCTTCATTTCATCTTCTGTAAGATAGCGGTTTCCATGAATCCATTCAAGGGGCATTCCTGCACTATCACCATAACGATATATCTTTGACCACGCGGACGGTTTGGAAACATATGTATTAATGCTGACCTGTTCGGGCAATGGATAACGCCCACTGTGCGCTCCCATGGTAATACCGCCATTTCCTGCACCTGCCCCCTGATATACCATCTCTGTGTGACCGCTACGCCATACAATATCCCCTGCCTGCCATGCCTCATTAATACTAATCTCTTTAAAGCCTGCCTGTAATAGATATCCCTTTTCTGTTCTTGTGGTGAACCACGGATTAACTGAAAAGAACCCTGCTTCTGTGAGTGCTTTTGAAATAAAAGAACTACAGTCATAATATGTAATACCGTTCACTGTCTGTCCTCTACGATATTTCTGAGAATAGCCTATATTAGGGGCATTGCAAGCATTGACTGCCCACTGATAGGCTACATTAATATTTGGCATTTGCTACCCTCCTTAAAATGTTTCACGTGAAACATTTTGTTCCACGTGAATAAAATTAAACCATATGCAACATATCTTTTGCGTAAACGAACTCAGTTCCACAAGCACGCGCCAGTCCTCCTCCAAATGTTCCAGGGCACTCTACCCCGTTCGGGTCTTTTCCTTGCAATAAACATAAGATTTCAAGTGCTGTCACAAGAAACTGTGTTTCTCCTCGCTTTACATAATGTCTACCTGCTTTTGCTCTTGTCTTTTTACCGACAATCCCGTCCTCCGCGATAGTGTCCCCGTAATCTGCATTCATTGCCCTTTGTACTACACGGACTGCCATTCTTTTTGTGTCTCTCCCCGCGATTCCATCAACTGCAATTTGATGCTGTGTAAAATTAATCGCGTGCTGTTGCCCTAAAGCAATTAATTCATTTCTTGGTCTTACGGAGCTAGTAGGGTGCTGTGATGTAGGTGGAGCAGAATTTGAAGCTCCATAGTCTTTGTAAACATGGTTCACGTCACATCTTCCGTTGATGCCATCAACAGACCCATTACTGGAATACTGCCAAATGTCAACATTGTCTACACCCAACACATTCGAGTATCTAGCTATCCACAAATCATACCCCCATGTCTCGCCAATGTAATTCTCGAACCATGATTTACTAGCGTAAATTCCTGCTTTATATCCATGTGTCAGCATAGCATCGCAAAAACGCTTTGCGTTGTGCTTTGCTACAGACTGTGTTCCTTTTTCCTCGCTGTCGAAAAATACAGGTAAATTAGGAGTGTGTCCCTGTAATAATCTAAGGCAGTGATTGATTTCACCCTCAATTCTAGCTGTTGTTTTTGCGTAGGAATAAAAATACACTCCGTATGGAATGCCCAACCGTTCGCACTCACTGACATTTCTTGCCCACTGTTTATCGTCTTGTGATGTCATATCCTGTCCATATCCGCATCGAATAATCACATAATCGACAGCGTTTTTTAATCGTTCAAAATCAATAATCCCATTATGATAGGAAATGTCAACCGCTTTTTTACTCATGTTTGATATCCTCCTTACTATCAAAAATGTCACAGATACGTTGTAACGCTAATGTGTTATTGTTCAGTGCGTTCGTAATATCTGTCATTTCTTCCTTGTGTTCTTCCGTCATTCTTTCAATTTTTTGGTCGTTTTTGTCCTCTCTGTACTTTACATACCACATGGACGCGCATGCAACCACGGTCGGAAGCCCTAAACTATTAATTAATGTGATAACTTCATTTGCCATGATATCACCTCCTTTTTTCTATCATAACACAAATAGATTTGTTTGTAAATAAAAATGTTTCACGTGAAACATTGTCCACGTGAAACATTTTGTGTACATTACAAAATAATCGAATCAAAGGGAACGCAAAGCCAAAAATTGATATCAGACTACTTGTCTATGTGCGTGTATATCAACTACAATGTTCGTATTATTTTGGGTACGATATTATGATATCATATATTATTTAAAATGTCAATGTTTCACGTGAAACATTAAAAAGATATGACATCAAATATCATGTTCTTACATTCCAAATTTTCAAACAAAAGTAAACCTCTGTTAAAGTATTCCCGTAACATCGTAACGATATAATGGGTCGAGTTGACACGAATAGCCGTGTTATCTATGACATCAGTTTTTGTGAAACAAATCCGTGTCGGAAAACTATCATCTGCCCCTGTTGATACATATAGACATACATCATATTTTCTGACATTATACAGATTATCATTGTACTTAATTGTACAAATATAACGTGACTGCCCTGATGGTTTCCCAATCAGACATTCATTGTCATTTAGATATTTATTTTCGCTCGCGTATTCATTATAGTCAGCACCTCGAAAAGCTCGCGCAATAGCACTTTCCTTATACGCTGTTGATGCGCTTTCATTATATGTTCGCTCAAATACCCAACCATCACCCCGTAAAAATTTGGTATTTCTCTTTAACATTTTATTGATTCCAAATACGCTATAATAAGGATTTAGCAATGATACCGTATTGGATGCCATATATAGCATTACTCTCCTGTGCTGTTTACCATGCCCCGAACTGATAGTTGTAAGCAACGATAGCAGTTTATTTACTTCATTAGGTAAATATATATTATCTTCATCTTGGTATTCATCAAAAAATACAGAGCGAATGTTGACGAACAACCCACGCATTTTTTTATATTTTCTAGCAACAGACAAAGCTAAACAATAACCGCATGGCTCTTCATTAATAAATAACTGCACCAACGCACCACGCATCAAGCTTTTTTCTGTCATGACATAACCGTCAAATTTTTCCGCGATATCCCCAAAATAGGTGTCCGCGCAATTTTTCATGTCAACAACATTTCTGTATAAATAGATGAACTGGTTTTCTGGCCTGTATTTATCTTTTAAAAAATCAGAAACTTGTCGACATTTGATAGAATAGCTTTTTCCTGCTGTTCTGTTGCCATCTACAATAAAAATGTCGGGTGTGTTCCCGTATTTATCTTTCATCGTTAATAATCTCTCGCAATGATAATAACCATCATTTATCATTTTAGCACCTCCATTCATGTTTCACGTGAAACATTTATTTTATAAAAGAGGTGGCATATAGCCACCCCTTTAGAAGAAGAGAATTAAAATGGTATTCTCACGGCATCATATTATAAATTTGATACGTCTAAGGTACAATTAATATAATCGCGTCCTGCTTTTGTCTTTCCGCTGATTTTAATAATGGAGAATTTTTCACCATCCATCACGTTTTCAATGTCTTTCAAAGACTGTCTAAAAGTTGCTGACTGTCCAGAATATACTTTTTTCTCAGGTGTAATAATACTTACAATCTCCTGTGTTTCTCCGTTATCTTTAATATCATCAAAGATAAGATATCCGTCAACTGGGATAGATTCTCCATCATCAATATTTTTTAATGACTCAATGTCGGGTGCTGTTGTCATAAGATACTTCTCTACCTTTGTAAACTCTCTACTCATTTCTTTAATTTCTACCATAATTCTTTACCTCCTGTTTTCCTGTTAATCTTCCTTTTTCATTTCCTGCAACTCTGCTTCGGTAACAATTTTTTCACTCTTGACCTCTGAATTAAGCAAGAACTGCTCGTCTGTCATTGTGCGTCTTTCCAGTTTAAACTTAATGTCTAATATGGAAAGTATGTCTCCTTTGTACTGCTTTTCAATCAAGATTTCCGCTTTATCCCTTGTCTTACAGTTTAGTAATTTCTCGTCAAAGCAATCTTTCTTGATTTCTCCTGTCTCTTTGTCCTTGTAGATTCTTTCTACAGAAACCTCCGCTGTGACTAATGTCCTTGTAAACATCTTGTTTTCCTCCTTTTTTCTGTTTCTTTGAGTGTGAATTGCAATGTAATATGTTTTATTACATTATTATAATATCACATTCATAAAATAATTGCAAGTATTATTTTATAACTTTTCTGCTATCTTTTGATTGGCATTGCATAACACCAAACTTGCTATTAATTATTCTTTTATACTGTTCTTTTGTTAAATTGCTCATGGTTGCCCCTCCAACCCAATAACAAAAACTCATAGGGTACTCACTATTCATTTCTTGATTGCTCAATCCTGTTAAATGTATGCTATCAGTATCCGCATAGCATAATCTTTCTTTATTTTCTAAAGTATCAATCATAAACACCTTTTTCCTCCTTTTTTACTTACTTAACTGTGAATTGCAACGTAATATGTTTTATTTATTACATTATTATAATAACACATTCGTAATATAATTGAAAGTATTATATTGTAACTTTTTTATCTTTTTGCTGATGTATCTTAAATGTTTTATTCCTAAGCACAATACCTCCTTTTACTCGCTCTGACTTTAAATTACAGTTATACAATTCCAAATCTGTAGTTAATTCTTTTATGTCACGGTTTTCTGCAATGAACTGTTCTTTCGCTGATTTGCTCATGCCACACGCTTTAATATCTAAATATGGTGTATCAACTGACTCTCTGTTCTCGGCTACAATATGTTCTGCATATGTTTTTTGTCGCTCATAATATGCAAAGTCAAATGTTGCTTCGCAACCCCAACAACAAAAATTTGTAGGATGCTCAATAACCATTTCCGCATCTTCCAAACCAATCAAATGAATACTATCAGTATCAGCGTAGCAAAATCTTTCTTTATTTGCTAATGCGTGCCTTATCGTAAAATTCATAGCGTATGAAGTAATGGCAGAACCTATCGGAATATATCCAACACCTTTTTCATGCTCCTCGTGCAAGATAAATCTAACAACACCGTTTTCATCAAGATATGGCTCTTTATAAGATGAGTTATCAGACATTGCAAATTTTCCATAAAGGTTATTCAAAAACAGTTTTGCCAACTGACGAGAAAAGCCTTTACTGTTCTTTTTCATTTCTGCATACTTATCAATATAAGCATCAAAAAATCCATCACGGGCATAAAACCATACATAATCATGTATCTCTAAATCATAAATTTCATAAGTATCATTAAATAATTCCCAGTCTGTGCAAGTCATGGTCAATGTTACTTTTGTGTCGCAAATATTACCGTCAGCGTCTCTATAATATCTATAATATTGCCCTTTGTATCTAACATCAGATGTATATAAATTTTCGTTCGACTTGTACAATGCACTATGTCTAATATGCACCCAGGGAAAAGCGTTCTCTTTTACTCTAAATCTACAAGTAAAGCGGATAAAATAATACTTATTATCTGCTTTTACTAAATCTATAGGTGGCGCTCCTTTGTGATATTCTCCATGTCCAAATGGATATTTATTGCCACTCATGCTATGCATCATAGACGGATAAAGAGAATTTACATCATATACAAGACCCTCTCCGACTACAATATGCGCAAATTTTGGGTTCAGATAGCACCACCCACCGTGATACGATTTATGAACATAATCCCAAATGTTCCATACACCCGTCACATCTTCGTCTAAATAATCCTCTCTTAAATCAGGGAACAATCTTTTATAATCCTTTAAATCATAACCTGCTTTAAATTCTGATAAACAACAAGAGCCGATTGTGAGCTTTTTATGACCCTCATCAAACATCATTTCAAGAGCTTCTTTTAATACTAGTACATCATTTTCAATATACTTTTTCTCTTCTTCCGTGATGTTACAATATGCATATCGCATACCCGTATAAACCATTTCTAACTTTTTATGCTTTGTCTTAAAAGATTTAGCTATGTTATTGAGTGATGATGGCATTAATTTCAACGAGTTTCGTATTTCGATAAAGTTCTTGTTCCATTTTAATTTTATCCAGTACCACGAACCCAAATCTGAAATACAAGTCTGAAAAGTCTTACTTCTCATTTCCTTATCTTTACAATGTACCCATTTCCAGTTCTCTTTTAATAAAAAATCAACAATAAAAGAACCGTCAAAAGATAGATTATGAAAATATAATATATTGTTGCCTCCCATGGTTAAAAACCGATTTAAAAAGTCTCTAATCGAATGAGTAATTGTAACTGTTTCACTGTTATCATAAAGAGCAACGTCAGCGGCAGACCATACCTCTGTACAGTCTTGCTTTTTTCTTAATTGGTTTTCTAATTCCTCTCCCCACACGGTCGTCTCGAAATCGCAAGACCAATATGTAACATTTTTCTTTTTCATGATTATTCTCTTTCTATAATATTATCTTGCATATTTAGAAATTGTTGGAAATCCTCACTATTTTCAAAAAATTTCATTTTTTTAAGAATATTTGAAAAAACTGCATCAATCGTTGCTTTATCCATGTATGGCTCAGTTGGGAATACTTCGGGTGCATTTTTATATGTGTAGCCAAACAATGCTCGTTCTGCGTCAGTAGCAGTAGCCAGTAGTGCGTCTGTTTTCATTCTTAAATAATGCGCTGTAAATGGTACAAAACTATCTAAACTATCATACCACATATCAATATATAGGTCATAATCGGGTACTGGTGCAAAGTCACGTATTAGAACACCCGTGGATTTTAATTCTTTTAACCCTTTTAAAGTGGTAATATTATTTTGTCGAGCATAATCCTGTTCAAAAGGTACTAACGATGCAAAAACTCTGTTCAAAGCTAATACATTTTTTCTTTCCTTTTCTGATTTAATAAGCTCGCCTGTTAATAAATTAACAACGAGTGCGTTTTCTTTAATCACTTTCGCTTTCTGTTTTTTAAGCTTTTCAATACTTGTCTTTTTCGGTACTTTTACTTTCTGTATCACCTTGACTAGCACGCCTTGCTCGACCTGTCTTTGTACACGTCTTAAATAATTCTTATACTCTTTATTGTATAATTTTTGTAATTCAGATACTTTCCTTTTTCTACTCATAATCAATCACCTTTTTCAATAATAGACCATTAGGGACACGTGTATACTCGATATAATCTCCTGCGTGTATATCTAAGTCTCGAATTGCTTCTTTTGGTATCATAACTCGTGCGGTATATCCACCTGTTCCGGCTTTTGTAAACATTACTTTGTATCGCAATAATTTATTTGTTAATTTTGCCATGATTTTTCTCCTTATAAAATATTAAATATTTTCCATGTGAACTCTGAAAAGTGCTCTGCTATGAATGATACAGAAGATAAGAAAAGATATAGTAAAAATGTTGCCATAATTATAACCGATAAGATACCCAAAAAAGATGATATTTTTTCTAATTTGGTAAATGGCTCTTTTTCTTCTGTAGTTGTATGCCTTGCTACCCATTCTGTAGGAGTTTCATGCAATGTTTCACGTGAAACATTATCTGAATTGATTTTATGATTTTGAAATGTCTCTATATAGTCTTTATTTCCCTTAGTATCAATGGTATAGGCTTCTCCATCAAAACCCACATAAATGTTTTTATTAGTATACAAATTTTCTACCCAGTAGGGTTCGTCTACAAATAAGGCTATGTAGTTGTTTAGTGAGTTTTCAGTGTGAAAGTCGTGTATTTCTACGCCAAAATCTGTGATATTATGTAATCTGTATTTAATCATTTTTGCCTCTCCTTAAAAAATCTTGAATAATATCTTGTTTGCCATATATCGTTTATAGAATTTAAAATATCCTCATATTTACTATAGTCTACGTCATTAATTTGTTGACATAATGTTGCCACTCTGCCCCATTGAATATGAAAACTATCTCTAGCATTATCATATAAACCCCCTAACACATCTTTAAAAAATTCAATTAATTCTACACTAATACTTGTACTAAATATATATAATTCATCTTTAATATAAAAACAATAACAAGTATTATCTATTGAAACCGTAACAATAGAATCTTTAGTGCTATACCTCTGCACTATTGTTAATAGGGATTCGTCTGCGTATAACGCCTCACTTCTAACTATGTGCCCTGTATTAGAATTAATTACAACGACTTTAACTCTATTAATTTCTTCGTTCATTTTTTATACCTCCTTTTTAACATAAATCATCTATACTATTATTAACAAACTCTAATTTCTCGCATACAAATTTCTTACAATATAATCTACCATCACTTGTTACAATAAAAACATCACTACTATGTGCAGACGCATCTTCGATAAAATATACAATCACGTCAAATAATTTATCGTCTAATGATAATGTTGTGTGCAATGTCTCATTTGCTTTATCTTTTAAATAATCAATAAAACCATCAACAGTGCTAGACTTCATAATATCACAAAGTTCCTTACCAAAGCTATCCCATATTTTTTCGTCATATTTAATCTTCATTTTTATTCCTCCTTTTCATAGTATCTTTTTTCCCAACAAGCATATAATTCACGTAGTCTGTTTTCTTCATTATCTCGCTCTACATCTGTAAAGTCTGATAACTCTAAATAGGCTGATATCCTACCCATTTGCATTATGAAAGCTACTAAAGCTTTATCATACTTCCCTAACTCAATGTCTTGTTTAAATGTGTCATAAAATAATTGATACTTTTCATTCATTATTTTTTCCCTCCTTATATTTACTA